CTTTGAGCTACATCCTCACCATTTAAATATAAGTTTTCAAGAATTCTTTTCTTGAAAGCATACTCATAGTAATCATTAAGTCTTGGATGATCCGGAACCATTAAATTTCCATTCTCATCTTGTAGTTCTCCTTGGTAGTTTACATATACATGACCATCTTGAAAAGTAGTAAAAAGAAATCCATCTTTAATCCAACCTTCATCTGGACCATTGTGATATAAGTTAGGACACTCACAATCTATATTTTGACTTGGTTTCATTCTTAATTGAACAAGTACATTATATTTTCTTGTAAGACCTGAATGTACAACTTGAATTAATTCATAAGATTCTCCTTTACAATTCATAAATACTCTAGGAGCTACACATGTATTTCCATAAGGATTCTCAGGATCATACTCAGGAGTTGTATTTGTGATAGGTGTATTAGACCCACAAGCTGCTGTGTGGTTACAAGGATTAGAATTACAGGTTCTGCAATTAACTGTTTCTACAGCACAACTATCTACACCTCCAGGAAACTCTTTATACTTTACAGTACCATATGGTACTTCTTGTATATTAGTTCCACCAACTTTACCATCATAACCAATATGCTCTGTTCTTTCATGACAAGACATACCAAAATTCCACACATAGAAGTCATCTGGGAGCTTAACTCTTCCATGACATATGTCTAGTACCACTTCCTTAGTTTGATTAATTCTAAGACCAAGATCATAGTTTATCTTTCTAGCTAGTTTAATTAACTGTTGTGGCTCAATCATATTCTCCAAAGCAAAGCTTGGTAGATCAATCTGAACATCTTCCATTAATTGGTCAAATGTTCTGTAGCGGAGTGTATAGTTGAAATCCATTATCTTAAAATATTTTGACTGTCATCACTTCCATCAACTGGCATCTGAGCAATCATGGTTAATTCTTTTAAAGCAAACTGTTCTATTTCTGAAAATAAATAATCCGGAAATGGAAATGGTTGGTCTTGTTTAAGTTTACACTGTTCTTCTGGTTCACATTGGTAAGCAGTAATATCTCCATCAAAGATGGCCTCTATTCTGATAGCATCCCAATCTATATTTGGTAGATATAAATAACCGTTTAAGAACCAAAAGTATTTTCTTTTATTATACTTAAAAGTAGTAGATCTAGTTATAGAAATCCAAGTACTAGGATTTGTTCTAAACATAACTTCACTACCATCTATTGAAGATACAGTACGTATAATAGGTCCCATTATACCATTTAGTATAGATGGGATCTTAGTTTTAGTTCTTTTAAAATAACATCCAGAATATACTCCAGTACAACCAGCCTCTATCTTATCCACATCAATAAGCTCAACAAAAGGTAATACAGAAAATATAGAACTTATCTTCATAAGTCTATATTGGTTGTCTTCTCTTTTAAGTAATGTTTGACCATACTTTATAAGAGAATAATAAATTACTCTATCAGTTAAGAATGGATCTTCTTTAACTGCTTTAAGAGTGTTTCTCATTCTTGATATTGCTTCACCAACTGTTGTCATAATTCAAATTCATTATATGTTTTAAGAGCATTTTGTGTAAGTAAGGCTTCCTTACCTGCATAGTATATTTGTTGATATAGTTTTTTGATTTTTTTATTATTCTCTACTACTCTGTACATATTCCAGTTTTCCGGATATGATTTAGCAACTAGTCTTTTAAAATCTCTACAAGCAACAAAACCCCAGTACTCTCTATTTTTCATTTTATGTTTTAGTGCGTAGTTTGTAAAAAATATCTTTGCTAACTTTCCATCCGTAGCAAAATTATTATTACTTACTTCTACACCATACTGTCTGGATTTAGAGAAGTCAACATTTCTTTTCTTACTTTGTTGACATGTTCCTACAAAAAGCCATCCAATTTGATCAGGTAGTTGAACACCATCTCTAGTATCAACCACCATATTGTATACAGTTCTATTGAATGTCTTTGCAATATTCTTTAACATGCTGTTTTCATACTTAGCATATCTAGGATACTTCTTTTTAAATCCATCAAAGAACTCTTTGTCTAAGAGATGAAATACTTCAGGTCTATATCTCGGTGCTGATAAATCAGGTGTCTTAAACTCTCTCATAATAATATAGTAAAAATTAGTTATATTAGCAAATATAGCTATAAAACAAAACCCCTACAAGTGCAGGGGTCTGTCCGTAGTTGTAAGAATAAACCAACAAACTTCAACTAACTAATTATATTTAATCTTTCATAAGTCTAACAGAGAATCCAGTACCCTTACTACCGGCACTTCTAAAGGCAGCAACACTACCAAAGTTTAGTCCGCGAAACCAAGCATTATCTGTAAAAAACTGAGTAGAACTCCACCATTCACCGTTAACACCAATATCACTGTAACCTACAGTCTGGAAACGGTGACCACCTGGAAGACCGGTAAACCCTGAACTATTTGTAGCACCTGAATTAGGAGAAAGCCAGTGATCTAAACCTGCTTCTTTCATTTTACCACCTGCTACACTTAAACCACCTAGATAATCTGTTAGTGTAGTCCACTCAGTATCACTTGGTACGTGATAACCAGTGGGAGCTATACCTCTGGAATCATTAACAGCATACCAATTATACATTTTACCATAAATTGCATCATTAGCAGGGTCATTATTATAATGACACCATGCACCAGTAGTTAAAGTACCCCACACGTTAGGATCTGTAACTTGAGGGATTACATCACCGTTTCTATAAGTAGCTACATCTAAGTTTTTACATTGCCATGTTTGTGTTCCAATAATAATTTCACATGGTGGTAATTCACCTTTAACAAGTCTAACAGATAATCCAGCTTTCTTAATACTACCCCCTCTGTTTGCTTCACCACTGTCATGACCTAATATACTGTACCAAGCATTACTTGTACTACTTTCCGTAGAACTCCACCAGTAACCATAGTCACCAATGTCACTATAACTTCCAATGTCATAACGGGTTCCACCAGGAAGAGCTGTAAAACAAAACTCATTTGTTGCATCTATATTAGGACTATTCCAATGAGTAAGGCCAGCCTCTTTTAATTTTCCACCAGCAACAAATTCTCCACCTATATAGTCTTTAAGAGTTGTCCATTCTTCATCTGAAGGTATATGCCAACCTTCTGGTGCTAACCCTCTAGGGTCATTTACAGCATACCAGTTGTATAACTTACCGTAGGTATAGTTATTACCTATTGCATTATTATAGTAACACCAGGCACCTGTTGTCAAGTTTGCCCATTCAGTTGGATCTTGTACTTGCGGAATAACATCTCCGTTTCTGTATGTTGTCACATCTAAGTTACAACCTGTCCAAGTTTGTGTACCAATGGTTATTTCTTTACATACCGGAAGAGGAGGTGTTTCACCTTTTACTAATCTTACAGAATATCCATTATGTTTGTTATCAAAACCTATAGGTACTTCACCATTATCATAAAATAAATTAAATTCCATACCATTTTGTTCATCCTTTTCATCAGCAGTCCAAAAAACTGCTCCTTCAGTAATACCAAAAAACACAAGTCCATTATTATTACGACCTCCACCAGCTAAAGCTGTAAATAATGATTCATTTGTACCATCTGTATTTGGTACTTGCCATTTACCAACACCTAATGTACCAGCTCTTTTCATTTTACCACCTGCAACCAAACTTCCTCCTAAATAATCTATCAGTGTATTGCATTCTTCTATAATTGGAACATGATATCCTACAGGAGCTATACCCCTTGGATCATTAATGGCATACCAATTATATAACTTACCATAAATAGCTTCATTTGATGGGTCATTATTATAGTAGCACCAAGCACCAGTTGTAAGATTTTCCCATTCAGTAGGATCAGTAACCTGCGGTATTGGGTCTCCATTTCTATAGAAAGCAGTATTTAAATTACATCTTGTCCATGTCTGAGTACCAATAGTAACATCAGGACATTCTATTGGAGTTTCTCCTTTCAATACTCTTACTGATAAACCAGTACCAAAACTACCAGGGGCTCTTCCTACTCGAGGAAGAGTATAGTTCATATTATAAGTAACAGCAGAATCAATATCATACAAAGTCTGTGTCCACCAAAAAGCATCTTGATGTTCTCTATAAAAATCACCATTATCAAGACGGTATCCAGCAGCAGTAGCAGTAAATTCTCTTTCATTAGATGAACTACTTGGCATATCCCAACTTGTACAATAATATCCTGCATCATTAAGAGGATTAAAATTAGGATTAACACTATTTTTTTGTTTTAATCTACCACCTGCAAGATCAGAACCACCAACATAATCAACTAATAAACCCCACTCAGCATCAGTAGGAATATGATACCCAACTGGAGCAAGACCACGTGGGTCATTTACTGCGTACCAGTTGTACATTTTTCCATAAACATTTTCTGTTTTAGGATCATTATTGTAATAACACCAAGCACCAGTTGTTAAAGCAGCCCATGCTATAGGATCTTGTACTTCTGGAATTGGATCACCGTTTCTATATTTATCAACTCTTAAATTACATCTCTTCCATATTTGTGTACCTATTATTATATCTGGACATGGTTCAGGTCCAATTTCATAATCTGTAAGAGGATGTTTAAAAGCAGTTTGCATGATGATTTTCAAACTAGCTAACATAGGATCCATTTTAGATCTAAACTCTAAATATTTTTCATATGAAGGCGTTTGATAGTTTGTGAAATCAACTGTAAAAGGTTTATCAATATATGTATGTATACCTGTGAGTCTTCTAAAAGTATCTGAATAAGTACCAGTTCTTTTATTAGGACTTCCTGGATCAAGAAGACAATTCCACCAAAGTAATCTTGCTACATCAAAATCAAAAGATTTTTCCCAAAATCCATCAGGACCATATATCAGGTCTATTATCTTATTATAATTTTCAGGTGTTATACATCTAAAATTATCTTGTTCCGGAATAGTAGGATGACCTTGATTATTCTGGTAATCAGTTTGATAAAAAAAAGCTAGTACTGATAAAAAATATTCATTAACAGCTTTTAACCAAGCATCATGTGTTGCATTAGCTGTAGTTTGACTATCTGCCCAATCAATACTATCTAAGGATCTAGTATTTTCTGTACAGCTGTTACCAATAATACCTGTATCAATATAATCCATTATATCAAAGTTGCAAACTCTAGGTCTTTGGTTAGTCCAAATTTCAAAATTTCTTATAAATCCCATATCTTAAAATATTTCATTTCTCCATCTATGAAGCGGCATATGATGTTCAGCATTAATCCATGGAGCATGTGCTAATACCATTTCATTTAACGCTTTTAAACTTGCATCTCTTTTTGCTCTAAGGTCTGTGTTAATATCATCAAATACATCATCTCCTAATTTATAATTCCATAATTGCATAATTGGATCCCATGCATACCAACCTGATATCTCTGAATCAGGATGAATGTAAAAAAATCTTTCTCCAGGGTTTCCAGCAAAAGTAGGAAAAGGATCAGGATGTATAACAGTTGGTAAATTAACAATTATATCTGTAACTGTAGGTAACATACTTTAAATAAAGGAATACTTGTTTTTATAAGTCTAACAGACACCCCATCTTTCTTAGAGCCGATCTCTCTGTAAGCATTGCCAGTGTCAAAGTTCAGGTAGCGGTACCAAGCATCGTAGGTATCGTTCTCTGTAGAACTCCACCAGTAACCGTTGGTGCCAATGTTGTAGTAATCTCCAGTGTTGCCGCGGTAACCGCCTGGAAGTGCTGTGAAATCATAGTTATTAATAGCATCTGTATTAGGAGCTAACCAATGAGTTGTTCCTGCTTCTTTTAGTTTACCTCCAGCCACGTTTTCACCACCTAAATAATCAGTTAAAATTGTCCAGTCATCATCTGTTGGTATTTTCCATCCAGCTGGAGCTAGTCCTCTTGGGTCATTGATAGCATACCAATTGTAGAGTTTGCCATAAACCGCCTCATTAGCTGGATCGTTATTATAATAACACCAAGCTCCGGTAGTTAAATTTGACCATTCTGTAGGATCATCAACATATGGTATAACATCTCCGTTAGCATAAGTGCTAACATTTAAATTACATGATGCCCAGTTTTGTAAACCTATTCTAACACTAGAGCATTCTAATAAATCTGGTAAACAACTTGCTTCTGGTAATTGTCCAACTTTAGGTATTAGAATGTCATCTACCTTATAACCAGATCCTTTTTTAACAATTTCAATATCAGTAACAATATTTCCTTCAACAGTTATATTAGCTGTAAAATATAAAGGAGGATTGTAACTTTGAGTTATTAAAGTAAATTCAACATTTTCATAAACACCATTTACAATATTTGATCCAGTTTCAACAATCTCTATATCAATAACCTGATTAAGACTATCAAAATAAAATTCATGCCATACGGCATATGTACATTCAGGGCATCCAGCAATCCATGAATAATTTAATAAACCTCCTTTTACATAAACAATTTTATCATTTAATTCTCCAGGTAGCCAATTGCTATAATTTATTATTTCATGATACGGATTACCAGCATTTTCAGCTAGTGCATTCTCATTCATAGCTTTTAAAGTACAATCTCTTTGTGCTCTAAAAACAGTAGAAGCATCTCCATGATTAGGGTAACCTTCAACACAAGCTATTTCATATTTTAATTCTTGACATGTTGGTATTTTTGCAGCGTCATCCATAAAAGCCATAACACCCATTGTAAGAGGTGTGTCAGCTGTCTCAGTGTATGTAGATAACTTACTTTCAATTACAGGTAATACTGGAATTGGTGGTGCAAGAATTGTTGGATAACAATCTGAAGTAAAATAGTAATATATATTATTTACACAACCTGTTGCATCTGTTACATTAAGATACACATTTGTTATTTTCATATATGCATCCAGTCCTTCGGATTCAATACCATTTTCAGGAATACAGTTTAGTATTACTGTTTGATTTGTATTAGATCCAAATATACTATGACCTGCAAATGGTGCCTGTGCAATTGACCAATTATAAGTATACGGAGCAGTACCACCTGTAACAACTGCAGTCAGTGATAAATTTTGTTCAAGAACAATATCAATATTTATATTACATGCGGTACTTGCACAAAGTTCTTCAACAATTTTTTTTAATGCTAATTCTAATGAATCAGATGTTTCAACAATTTGTATATCTGTATTACATAATGCAATACCTAAACCCTCATATTGAAAACATGATGCATCTAATATTTCAGAACAAGGTGTTGGATTTGCACAAGGTACAGACTCCGAACAAACAATTGTTTTGCTTACTATTGGCTTACAAGTTGAACACTTACTCATAGTTTTATTATTATATTGTTTTTGCAAATGTATAAAATTTAGTAACAGTGTACCCACTTCCATTTGTTACTTCTAATTTAAGATGTGTTGCATACACTATACCTGTAATACCAGATAAAGTTCCTACTCTTAAACCATTTTCTAAAATTGGTTCAAGTATAATACTTGGAAGTGTGCTTGATCCATTTATAGTATGACCAATAAAAGGTCCTTGTTCTATGGACCATTTATATGTTATAGGACCATATGTTGATGAAACAACACCATATAAACCAGTAAGTGTATCATTAATTGTTACATCAAATGATGCTTGACCTTTAATATCACAAACAGCACTTACAATATCTGCAAGAACTGTATCAAGCGGAGTGTTATTATTTATAATTGGATTATCATCACAACCTACAGAATCTCCTGTATATATAAGACATGAAGTACTAAATGCTTCCTCACACTTTTGAGGTGCTGGGCATATAGCAGGATCTGAGCATGGTGCTACAGGTAGGAAAGTATCTTTGCATCCGCAATCTTGGCATCCACAATCTTTACATTTATTTTCCATTATGTTTAATTATTTATATTATACAATTTTATTTAATCTTTAATAAGTCTGACTGAATAGCCTCTTGTTTGAAAAGCAGCAGCTAAATTTGAAACAGCACTGGTATTTGATAATTGCACAGCATAAGCAGTAGGTGCTACAGATCCTGGATTATCTGAAGAACTCCAGAAAAAACCGTAAGCTTTATAATTATCAAAAGTTCCATCAGAAGCTCTTAGTCCACCAGGCAATGCCGTAAAACATGATTCATTTGTAGCATCAGTATTAGGGGCATTCCAAAGACTTGTACCCACCTGTTTCATTTTACCTCCCGCAACACCTCCACCACCTAAATAAGCAAATAGTGTAGTCCATTCATTGTAACTAGGTATATGATATCCAGCAGGAGCTAATCCACGTGAATCATTAACTGCATACCAGTTGTATAATTTACCATAAGTAATTCCATTTACTGTACTATTAACATAATAACACCAAGCTCCTGTTGTTAAATTAGCCCAAGCAGTTGGATCAGTTACCTGAGGAATTGGTGTGTTATCTCTATATGTTGTAACATCTAAGTTTTCACAAGTCCAAGTTTGCGTTCCTATAATTATATCACCACCTAAACATTCACAAGCAGGTGGTGTACCACCACAAGGATAGATTATAGGATCAGCAACACATTGAGGAGCACCATTACAATCTGTAAATGTATAACCATCAGGACAAGTATATGTTATACCTGTCTGTCCTGGACCAGGTAACAGTAAGGGGGGATCTTGTATAAGATATTTTGTACTATTTACTATATACGGATAAATAGTGCCAGGGCCTATTGGGGGTAGTGAACCTGATGCTTGAGCCATCATAGCACTTAATTCAGCTACAGATATATCATAAACTTCAGCACCAAAACTACGTTCAGAATCAAAATTATAACCTGCTAACTCAAATACATGATCACCTGCTGGTAAGTCAATTGGGAACATGTGCCAATAATTGAAAGTTCTACCGTTATTACTGTTAATAGGTAAACCAGAAGGATCATTAGAGCCCCAAAGATTTACAATATTCAAACTTGTTACACCTCCCTGAAATGTTGTTGATGTTATACTTGCCCTTACTTGATTATCCCCAGCTAATCCAAAAATATAAGTTTTAGTTTCAGGAATAGTAACACAAAATCTAACAGTAAACCATGTGTTAGTATTATAACCTTGCCCCCATATTGATGAATCATTTAATCTACCTAAACCGGCTATACCTTGTGAATTAAATACTGGATTAGTCGGATTAGAAACAGTTCTTGTAAATGTAGTACCTAAACCAGCATTATCTTTTACTACATAAGTTGGAAAACCAAAACCATTAAGAGGAAATACTGCATTTGTTATATTTGGATATAATGAACCACCAAGATCTCCATATGAGCCAAAATGGTCACCTTCAATAATTGGATAAAATACACCTCCACTTGGGGTTGCTGGTAATGATGTTTGCCTTTCACATAACTGCGTTACAGGATCTAATACATAGTTGGGTAAACATTCACAAGGACCACATGTAACTTCACACCATTCTGTACCTGTCCAATATTTTGTTACACAATTTGCAGGGTCTAGTAATTGCCAGTTATTACTTGCATTTCTTATATGAACTTGACAATCACATATGTTTACCCAATCAGTACCATTAAATACTTTATACGTTCCCATTCTTTATTTTATTTATGGTGTACATGGTTCAATCCAAATATCACCAGGTAATATTTGATTGTTTCCAGGTATAAAGTTAACAGTAAATCCTTCTTTACCTGCATAGTCAGCATCAAAATTTGCTTGATTCGGTTCAGTTGCCATTGAAAACACAGCAATACCTCTACCTGATTTACCTTGTAAAGGATCAACCACATTGATTGTATACTCTGTATTATCACCTGTAACAACTGAGGTAACACTAGCAACATTTGCACCAGCAACAACAGAAGCACTTTTTGCTTTTACCGAATAAGTAATTAAATCTGGACATATACCAGGTGTAGTAGTTGTAGTTACAGTTACATTTGAGTTACCTGCAACTACATTATATCTTTTATAAGAGTCTCTTAAATCTTGTACAACCAACCAAAGGTTTGTAAAACTTTGACTTAAATTATTTGGTGAAGCAAACCAAGAAGAAGCAAAATATTGCTCTAATGTTAAAGTACAATTTGTATAAGATATAGCTGAACCATTTATTGGTACTGTGCTATATGCTGTTTCAATTTCTGATGGTTGACCTGTTGCTCCTAATAAGGCACAATATCCATGATTGTCATCATTAATAAGTGCGGTAAGAATGATATTTAATGGGTAGGATACTCCTTCCATAACACTACCATCAGCCAGTGTACAATCTGGTACAACAGATGGAAGTACAAAAGGAGGTGTAGGTGGTACAGATTCTAATTCTATTACTCTGTTTATTAAATCTGTAAGTGAACTATTTATTGTTGATATACTATCTAAAAGTAAACAAATCTTATTACCAATCAATTGCACATAGTCTAATAACTTCATTGTTGTTTGACCATCTATTTGCAAACAACCAGCAACTGGAACTATACAATCTGTAGGACATGAACTTCCTCCACGTGTTGGTGTAGTACTAACATTATTTAACTCACATATCTTATCAATTAAAATTTGAAGTAATTGATTAGTGTTAGTTGGCGTACCTGTTATAATATCTAAACAAGATAAATCCAATGTTGAAATATTAACCTGATCAACAATTGTACATAATTCTGTAGCTAATGCATATACAACATCAGTTACACTGTCTCCTGTGCATAATTTAATACATGGAATATCAGGACCCTGCCAAATGACACAATTACTTGAAATTGGATTACAAGAGCTGTTATCTAAATTAATCGGTTTCATATCTTTAATTATTTATATTGTACTCTTATTAACAAGAAACTAATGTTGAAGTACCTGTATTACAAGGTGCTAAAAATGCCATCTGACCATCCAATCTATATCTAAAACCACCAAGTTCTGAAGCATTTCCTGCATCACAATCAAATGTCCAAACTATACTTGAAGCATTACCGACTAAATTTGGAGTATAAGCCGTATTACCTGCTGGAGCATTTGATGTATCGTCATTAGTTGTACCTGCAAGTTGACTGTCATACAACGGAACAACCTGACCAGTTTTAATTCTACTAACTATCATCCTTACTTTAGAAGACCAATTTAAAAAACTACCTGAAAAATTTTCACTACCTCTAAGTGGACTAAAACCCATTATACAACCACCACCAGCTAAAGGTGATACAAAAGAAGCACCTACAGCTGATAAAAATACTCCACTACTACCTCCAGCTAACTTAACTCCACGATATAGTATAATAGTATTACTTTGTACAATAGTATTGTCAATTGTTTCACCACCACTTAAAATTGCTGAAGGTAATACATTCCCACCTCTTGCAAAACGTATTTGCATTGCAGCAGCTTTTGAACCACCAGCCGGTATTTGAGTTACACTACCACCACTACTTTCATATATAGCACAAGCATTTGGGTCTGCTACTAAGGCTGAATCATAAACTTGACATCCTACCACAGCTCCGAACGCATCAGGTTCATTAATTCCTCTAACTGTTCCAGATGCGCCACCTCCATCACTACCCATTGGTATTTGAATAACACCTCTGAAATGTATCATATTTCCTATTCTTCTTGCTTGAGGTCTAGCTACTTGAGGAGAGGAGCTATATTGAGAAAAACCTAAAAGATCATGCCAACCTGTATCTTTAATACTAGCTTTTATTTGCCACTGATTAGTAGGTATTAACTTAACAACAGTCATGTCAATTGCAGAAGTATCTGCTACAATTATTTCAGGATCTGAACTTGCCGCAACACTTATTGCATATGAAACTTCAGGACCACATGTTCCAGGAGTTGTTGTTGGTGTAACAGTAACATTAGAACTACCAGAAACTACATTATATCTTTTATATGCATCTCTGATATCTTTAACTACTAACCATAAATCAATAAAACTTTCACTTAAATTCTGTGGAGTATTGATCCATGTAGTATCATATAATTGATTTAATGTTTGATAACAATTAGATAATGCACCATCATTGCCATCAACTGTTTGTGAAGTATATGCTTGATAAACAGCTTCTGGTTCTCCAGTATTAGAAATTAATGCACAGTATCCATAGTTATCATCATTTACTAATGCAGTAAGAATGACATCTAACTTGTATGATACTCCGGCTTCTACTGTACCATTAGCTAATGTACAATCTGGTGTAATACTAGGTAGTACATAAGGAGGAGTAGCAGGAGTAGCCTCTAGTGCAATTACTCTAGTTGTTAAATTTGTAATAGAACTATTTATGTTAGTTATATCATTTAAAATGCTACAAATTTTATTACCAATTAACTGAACATAATCAGTCAATTTCATTGTTGTTTGATTGTTTGTTTGTAAACAAGCAGCAACTGGAACAATAGTATCACTAACTCCACGAGTAGGTAAAGAAGATGCAGCAGGTACATTATTTAATGCACAAATTTTATCAATTAATATTTGAAGTAAAGCTTTAATATTAGTTGGTTTTCCTGTTGTAAGTTTTAAACAGGATAAGTCAACAGTAGAAATATTAACTTGATCTAGAATTGTACACAATTGTTTTGCTAATTCATATACTACATCTGTAACAGTATCACCTGTACATAGTTTTATACAAGGGATATTTGGGCCTTGCCAAATAACACAGTTACTTGATACTGGGTTGCAAGGACTATTGTCTAGATTAATTGGTTTCATATCTTTACTTCTTAGTTTAATATACAAAATATTATTGACTTATACAATTTCCACAATTACATTGTGAAGGTGTACAACAAGACAAAGGCTCAGTACAATTGAAATTTGAATCATGCAATGATTGAAAATCAATTACTTCTTTTTTAAGTATTAAATTTTCATCATCTTCAGGACAACAGTTACTTATACCATACCTTTGTTGTAAAACTTGTTTGTATAACACTTCTGCTGTTGCACATGTGATTCTTTCAAATTTTTCAGTATCACAGTTAGGTGTACTATAACCTGGTTTCATCATTCTACCAGTTATGTCTATAGGACATATTTTATCAGAGCTGTTGTTAGGATCTTCTATACAGTCACCATATGTATTTAATACATCTGTGTCAGGATGTTTTAAGATCCATTGGTTAACACAAAATTTAACACTTGTTGCTCCCGAAGCTAGTGTAAAAGATTCTTGCATTCCTGAACAATCTTTGTACGTATAGGTTAATGTTTCAGAAGCTGTATTTGTAACTTTTGTACAAGTACAACCCGCAACAGCTAAACATGTTGGACAATCTTCAAATTCTTTACTTACAGATACTCCTACAGCATTTTCATAATCAGGAGTAGGAGAACTTTGAATTGACCAACAACCTGAGAATCCAGCAAGTTTTACAATACTATTTACATATTGTGTCATGTCTGTAAATGTAGTAATTGGTTCTAAATCACCAGCACAATCATATAATACCCAGTATGCTCTTGAACATTGATCACATGAATCATATGCATTTTCAACTACAAATGTTTGTGTTTGTGGTGGTTTAAAATCTATTTGATCAACATACCAACAATCTCCACAATCAAGAGAAACTATTTTACCAACATATATTGCTAAGTCTTCTTGAGAATATTTTTTTAATAATTCATTTTCACAATTTGTAAGTACATAAGCTACAACAGGTAAACATGTTTCACAACTGCTATATATAAGATTTATACTTACATCTTCAAAACATTCACATTCACTACCAATATCTACTGTCCAACAACCATCTAATTCATTTAATGATATAGTACTTTGATTAGCGTATGCTGTAAATAAACTTTGGTTATTTGAATTAATAATTTGACCTGTTGCACAGTTTGTCAATACATAACATGAGATATCACAACCCTCTTCTGATGAACAGTATGAACTAATTTCAGTTATTACAGGTGTTGAAACTGAAACAAAAGGTTTTGACTTAGTACATATTTTAGCTGGTAAAGATGTGGTAATTTCTACATCATCATAGTTAATGTATTTTACATAACCATTTCCACCACCTACAGCTATACATGCAGATTCACAATATGCACAGTTTTGTGATGTTATATAAATATTATTATATACCAAAGCATATGATGGAGGTATACTTAAAAATAATTTTACGATAAAACAACCTAAGTAAGTAGATCCTCTATCATCAACATACACCTCAGCTGAACCATTCACATATTGCGCAAATTCTGTTACTTGTGTAAAAACTACAGAGTTATTAGATTGCTCATCTAAGTTATAACAAGGATACAATATATACCACTGACTACCTGTTACTGGAATTGGGTTTTCATCATCATTTATATAATATGCAGTAGGTGTATTTTCCATTTTTAATATTTATTTATTAGCTGTATGACTATCAGGACCCCATGTTTTATTTGGTGCATTAACAGATTTTATTTGTTTTTCCGCCTGTAATTTTTTTTCATAAAAGGCTAAACAACTTGAGCAACAAGATGTTCCATCACTAGCTCTTCTCTTTTGACATCCGCAAGACATTCTTGCATTACAATTATTACAATTCATTTTGTTGGTTTTTTAAAAGTTTAACAATTATTACATTCAAATTTATTCAAAAGTTTTAATGCGTAGTTATATAAACTCATTCCTTTTTGAGCTTCATGACAAAATTCTACTTTTGACTTAGCAGATTCTAAATACATTTTTATCAATCTTAGCTTCTCTAATTTCTCCTTAATCTTTGCTGGAGGATCACATGCTGCCAGATCAATATTACATAATACTTTGTAATATTTATTTAATGCTTGAGAAATTCTTAAATAATTATACTCAGCAAAAACTAAGTTGTTTGGTGAAACACTATACTTAATTGCATAAATACCATCTGGTATATTAGCAAAGTCTGTTCCACAGTTTTGAGTCTGTAATCCAAGATCACATGCTGTTAAATTAATATGCCCTCCTTCAACAAAATCTAACATCTTTTGTCCAATAATCTCTACTGACGTACTAAAACCTGGTACAGTAATAGTCAGTGTAGGACATACAATAGGAATATTAGGAGATTCAGTTTGATACACACTAGTATCAAAGATCTTCATTACACAGGTATTTGTTACCGTAGGTATATCTAAACTTAATATATGATTTGCCATAATTCCTTAAAATAAAAAAGGAGAGAAGAGTTTGAAACTCTCACTCTCCTTTAGTTTAGTTTTTGTTTTTAATTAGATTCCAGATGGAACATCTACTAATGGTTCACAATAGTTACCACAGTCAAAAATTTCAATATTTGAACATTGGTTACCACAGTTACCTAACCAAGTTTCAACAAAGTTGGTGAAGGTTTGTCCATAACCATTACTTGGTGTAATGAAATCATCAACAATAATTTCCAATAAGTATTGATCATTATCAAAAGTACTTGTAGGATTATTGAAACGTGGAACATTGTGTTGGATAAAGAATCTGTTGTAAGATGCTTCTCTGTTGATTGCGCTCAAGATTTGGTTTCCTTGAGTAATCTCACGGATACGGAAATCAGAGTGGAAGAAGTTTTGGTTATATCTTTCTGAAAGAATTACATCTCTAAGAACTGTTTCACCTAAACCATTTGCTTGTCTTCCTTGACACTCAGTAACAACACATAAACCTTCAAATGCACATGGATCACCATTTAAGTCAACCTCAGAAGCATATAATCTTACTGGTTCTTTTTCATAGAAGTCAGAAACTTGGAATGTACAATCACCAAATTTAGTATCTACATAAGCACCAAATAAAATTAATCCACCCATGTCACCAGCATTATGTCCTTGTGATACATATTTATCCCAAGTACCACCAATATTATATCCAGAAGGAGCATTTAATCCAGAAGTATCAGTTCCTGGTTTGTACCATAAATCATTGTTCTCATCTGCAACAACTGGGTAAACAAAAGGAGCAATCAATGGAGAGTCAACAATTTGTTGTGCCCATTTGATAAATACTTCAGTTGAATCAACTGCTACTGGAGAAATTGATCCAGCTGGACAACATCCTGTGTAAGCAGATACAGTTAAGTATGCATTGTGATTTAAAAATCTTAATGCTGGAGAACCTTTAATATCTAAACGTAAGTTATAAGTTTCACCACATAAAAATTCTTTTTCACAAGATGCTTTAGTTCCTGCAGTATCTACATTGATACAAACACTTGTAGAGTAACCACCATTTTGGTAAGGAATTTGGTCAGCTTCAATACATAAGTTGTTACCATTGTTATAACCTGTACCACCGTTAACAATCTCTACTAATATTGCAATACCGTTTTCTACAGTAACTTTACCAATAAATCCGTATCCGTTACCACCATTAAAAGTAATTTCATTGTATACACCATCAACTAAGCTACTGTCAGGAGTGGTAATATTAACAGAAATAACTTGGTCATCAGTAAATGGAGTTTTACCAATGTGAAGTACATTGTTAGATGGAGCACAAGCAGGAGCAAAGTAAAACTTGTTTACATACTTAGGATTAATTTCTTTAGACTTGTTAGACTCTTTATATCCTCCGTGGAAAGGTCCAATTTTATCTTTTGAATACAAAGATCCAGCAGCCAAAATTAATGGGCAACAGTCACCTTGAAAGTTAGTATCTTGGATTTTCCAGTTTTTAGGATTAACAAATGCAAACTGTCCAGTTTCCAAAATGTTTCCTTCTGTTCCAAGTACTCCTCGGTTTTTTTGTGTAAATCCTGCATTTTGAGGATTTAGTGCGTTAACACCTACAAAGGTCTTAACAAAGGCATGATTAAAATAACTCATTGTTTTTTTGTTTTAATTAATAAATAACACTATTTATAATATAGTAAAAGTTTTTATAATATCAAAATTATTTTAAGAAAAGTAATTTATACTTAGCAGAATTCATAGTTGATTTGATTGTGTCAAGATCATTTACAATTTCTGAGTAAGGCATTTTGTCTTGCAACTTACATACCATATCACACATATCTTTTAAATAATCAATACCGTCAGCAACAGTATCTAGCTTTCTAGGAGCAGCTTCTCCATAAGATAATAATTTTTCAGTAGCTCCTTGGAAACCTTCTGCTAAATCATCAGCATGTCCAGGTAAAGCATCATACAACTCATTAAGAGCTTTGTGTGCAGCAAATGATCCTGTACCAGTTACTTTTAAATGTAACTTGTGGAAACTTGTTGCAGCATTCATTAACTCACTTACACAAGCTGCAGTAAGGGATTCTACATTACCATTAGCTGGAGCAGTAGCATATTCACTACTTGCTTTAGTTGCACCTGGTCTCTTTAACATTCTTTGCATATCTATTAGTTATTTCTTTCTGATGATTGTGAGTTTCTAGTATATTGATTTGTTGATTCAATATCTCCTGCTAGTATACTTACTGCATCATCTATTATTAGTTCTATAATATCATCTTTGAATTCACATAATACATCTGCTGTAGAAGCAGCTCCGGTGTATGGGTCTGAGCAGTTTAAAAACTGAACCCTTACCGGCTGTCTATAATAAGTCAGTGATGCATTAGGTATATCAAATTTATCATTGGTATATATTTTAACACCATTATCCATTAGAGTAGCAAATGTTTCTCCCCACTCAAAACTTGGTTCTTTAGCCTTATCTCTTAAAAGTAAACTCAAGTCATCTTCTTCTGCCAAATATACTACCATCTTTCTCTTATCGCAGCATTCTTTATTAGCATATACATCTACTCTCTTCCAAGCTAAGTAATCACCTGGTAAAGAAGATACATAATGCAAATCTCTTTTTCCTAAAGATAAGTTTTCAGATACAAGTAATCTTTGAAGATCATCTTTTCTTCTGTTACTAGATTCATCTCCTTCTTTAAAAGCATTAGTTCCATGCAGCTGTCTTCTCACCCATTCTACCTGAGCTTTATTAAATGCCTCAACTATTTGCCAACATTGAATGTTGTCATAGTCTTGGCTATCTAATTTATTCAGCCTTTGTTTTACTTTTATTTCAATAGTGCTATTTAACATTACTAGTCATTTAAAGTTCTTCTTGGGCGGTTGGCATATTTAATTCCTGCAGCTGTCGCAACTGTACCAATAACCACTGCTTGTTTAATTCTTTTTTTCATTTGAGGACTCATTGGTTTTTTACCAGAAGTTGTTTTATTTGTTTTTTGTGCATTTAAATCATCCATCAATCTTTTTTCTTCTGATACTAACTTAGCTTTATCAACTTTAGCTTTTTCAGCAACTACTCTTTCAGCAGCTTTAGCCTTTTCAGTTTTTATTCCAGATTTCACACCTCTAGCAAAACCTTTTACACCAGCTTTAATATCACTACCCTTTAAGAAATCTTTTACACTAGTATTAGTAGCAGATTTACCAAATGCCTTAGCACCTCTAACAGTTGATTTACCAGCAACTCTACCAGTTGCTGCTACAGCACGAATTATAGGTTTGATACCACCACTCATTGCTTTTGGAAGTTCTTTTTTCTTTGCCATAATTATTTCTTTTTAGCCATTGCTTTAAATGTCTTAGCCAAAGCTTTTCTCTTTGGTGTACAAGTAGGTTTAGAAATTGGAGTGCAAAAACCCTTATGTTTAGGGTTAACTGCTTTTTGTATCCAATTCTTATCTTTCTTCTCAGCCATTATTTTTTCTTTTTGACTGCTGCTTTTTTAACAGCACCTCCTTTTTTCATTACTGACCATGAATCATTTTTATTTCTACCAATATTGTTAACAATTCTATTTGTTTTTCTTGCAGCTTTATTAACATCAATAGGTGAAGTTTCTGTAGATTTTACATTACCTTCTTTATCAGTAACCGTTTTAGTTTTTTTTGAATTAGGTACAAAACCATTTTCAGTTTTGTAACTTTTGGTAACTTTATCACCATTTAACTTTGTTCTTGTCACACTTGCATCAGAGCCGTAAGAACTCACATCAGCACTTCTTACTCTTCTAGATTTTAATCTATTATCAGGAGTTAAAATTCCTTTATCATTATTTGAAGCACCACCATCTTGTTTTTTAGTCAATGGTTTTTTAGCTACTACTTTTTTTATTGCGGCCATTTTATTTTAGTTTTATAGATTTAACACTTCTTTTTAGTTGCACCACCCATTTTTTTCTTGCTCATTTTTGCACCAGCAATTCTATCAGCAGCAGTAGCTTTAGGATTTTTATCTACACCAGCTTTAACAGATAGCATACCAAATGTAGAACCACCTTTTTTAAAGCTTGGTCTTTCAGATACACATCCACCTGTAGCAGATCTAACTGTACCTGGAGGGCATGAATGTTTAACAGCAGTTACTTTAGAACCACCTTTTTTCATTGTATCAATCCCTTGTTTATTAGGTCCCGTAGAACCACCGTTAGGAATACCAAATATTAATGCTTTTGGTTTAGCAGATCCTACTGTTGTTTTCATTGTAGAGCCACCAGATTGCATCTTAGCACCACCACATTTCATACACTTTGCCATATTATATAAGTTTTAACAATTCCATTTTTTTAAAGCTAATGCTTTTCTTGTAGGTTTTCCCTTCTCATCTTTCATAGGTCCATCAACTCCTGACATTCTAGCACAAAAGCTTTTTCTTCTCTTAGCGTCTTTACTATCTGGATCAAGCTTTGATGGCTTAGTAGTCACAGCCATTTTAAGTTTACTTCCTGGATTTTCTTTTCTATAAGAAGCAACTCCTTTAGCATTAAGACCACCTGTCTTATTTTTACCTTCTGATCTTGTCCAAGCTGGTGTCTTTGCCATGACTATTTCTTTTTGGTAGTTGCTTTAATCTTCTTCTCTTGTTTTAGCATTGCTGCTGTAGGTTTCTTTCCAGAACCTTCATTAGCACGGATGTTATCCCAGAGACCTCTCTGGGAAACACTACCGTCTTTTCTTTTTAGCATTTGCTTTGCCATCATTTTCTTTTTAAAGTTCTAACTGGTCTCGCTACAGTTTTTGCTGCTGGAGCTTTACCTGAAGTAACTATTCCTCCTAGTGCTTTAATTTGTTCTTGTGCATGCTTTGCAACATGCATCATCATTTTAGGATCTTTTCTGATTTCATCAGCTCTCTTCAAAGTAGATAATGCAGATTCAATTTCCCATCTGTCCATTTCTTTCTTTACCGGAGTAGCAATTGCTTTACTTACTTTTGCCATGACTATTTCTTTTTAAATAAGTTTTTGAAAAAAGATTTAATTTTAGCAGCTGTTGATACTGATTCAATTACTATTTCTTTAATCTCTTCAGCTTTTTCTTCAACTAATTCTTTGTGTTCAGAAATAATTTTAGTTGTTTCATATACAGCATTCTCAACTACTGGTAAAACTTCTTCTACAGTTGCTTCAACTTTTTTAACTACTTTTTTTACAACTTTTTTTCTTGGAGCTCTTGGAGTCTTTACTTTCTCAACAACAGCTTCTTCTACTTTTTTCTTTGCCATAATATTAAAATAAAATTAAACATCCCCTTATTTACAAGGAGATGCTTTTTTTGGTGCTTTAGAAATTCCTCCAACTTTACCTGTTGGAGATTTAATTGCTTGTACAGCTTTGTTTGTACCACCTACTTTACCTGTTGGAGTTTTTGTAACACCCATTAGTTTCTTAGATTTAGTACCAGTTACATTTGCAGATTTCATTTTATTTTATTTTTAAGAGTTCCAATACTTTTCACAAGCAGCATTTAAGTCTTTTAAGATATCCTCATTTAAAGGATTTCTCAAGTGCTCTAGTACATCAGATACATTCCTACCCAACAACGCGTTAGTTTTAGTATGATAGATATAACCATCTGCCTTATTAACAATATACTTAAAAAATACGGAATCTCTAACAATTGATTTAATTTTTAGTGTTTCCATATCCATATTAGCTACATCCATAAATGTTTTAGCAGCTCTTTCTTTGTTTGATTCTCCACCTAAACCTGCAATGAAGTTATCCATGTTCTCATAGATAGTATCATTTTGTGTGGATTTTCTATATTGTGTACTGTTGATATCTACAATTTTTGCAATGTAGAATAACTTAGTACTATTTTTGTCATATAATTTTTGCAATTCAGATAGAGCTTTGTTACGTAATTTTTTGTACTCTGTTCTTACCATTACAGTTTCCTCTTCTTTATCTAAGTAAAACTTTGGTGGAACAGCTTTTGCTCTAGCATCTTCTAAACTTTTTGAAACTAATGAGAATCCCCCAGCTTCAATTGCATAAAGTTTAATTCTATCATATGGGTCTTTAGGATCCAGGAATACTGGTTCATTACCACATGACATACTAATTCTATTCCAAAATTCTGAGTTGTTAGGTTTTAATAATATAACCTTATTCCAGAATTCTTTATCATCAATATCAATAACATTTGCAGCAAGTTCTTGCTCTAACTCTGCAACTGCTATTCTGATCTCTCTTACTCTTGCTTCTTTCTCTTCTATAGGAAGTAATTTGATTTCCGGAGCAAACTCATTTAATCCAGTAACATATCTTACAACACCATTGTTATCTAAACAAGATAGTTGCTCATTATGTGTTACTCCATCAAACAAGCTCATACCATATTCTTCTAATCCCATGTTAGAAGCGGAGCTGTCAAAGTAAGGTCTTACAGCAATAGCTGTTTTTTTAATTGAGCCTTTTCCGGTCTCAACCATTGTGAAATTTTCCATTGTTTTGTTGGTTTTTGTTTTTGTAAAATTAATTAAAAAAAATAGGTAGAGGAAATTAATCCCCTACCTATTCTAGGTATTATTAGAATGATCCGCCAGTGATTGGGTTTCTCATAACAATTTTCAATACTTTAGTTGGATCTTTAACCCAAATAGCAGGCATTGTTTGAGACATCATTACACGGTATCCATTGAACTGACCTGAAGATTGGAACCCTTGAGTTCTTCCCATGTAGTCCATAGTACCATTTTGATACCACCATTTCAATTGATTATCCCAAGATAATTTCAATAAGTAGATGTTATCATTTGTATCAAAGATAATGAATGAATAAGAAGATAATGGGAAACCATCAATGATTGGGTTCTCAATATCATTTGTATGAACATTGTCAAATGCAGGATTCAATACAAATTTCACGTTAGCCAAGAATGGGATAACATATGAAGTGTATGCAAATCCAAAGTTTAAGTCCATACCTTTACCAGTGATAGCACCGATATCAGCAGCTTGGATCAATAAACCTGAAGATACTGCCTCACGTTTGATAGCCTCATTTACCATTCTCATACCACCCATACCAGTTTGAACAACTAGAGAGCGTTTTGGATCTGGACCTTGGAATTCAACTTTACCGTTGAAGAAGTTGTAGATCTCACCACGGAATAAATCCAATGTAAAATTGTTTTTGTTGTAGATTCTTTTGAAAGAGTTATCCAACTGTTTCCAAAGACCCACTGACAATCTTAAATCATCTGGACCATCTTGTTTGATTCTACCACCTTGTCCCCACATTAAGTAAGTCTCAATATCTTGAGCAATCTTAGATAAGTGAGCAGCTTCCATAGTAGTTAAGAAAGTTCTAGATAAATCACCATTATCAAAAGCTTTTTTAACTTTGTCTTTACCTAATTTCTTAACCATATCATCTAGGTTAGCAATTGAAGGATCATTTAAGTTAGTATCAAATGTTCTCCAGATCTCAGTTACAGGAACTGTACCATCTGCATTCATACCACCTTTGATCATTAAATCTGCTCTAGAAGAGATAGAGTAATGAACGTGAGCTTCTGCACCTCCTACATAATTGTAGAATTCACGGAAACCAGCTCTAGTTTGGATGTCAGAGAATCTCTCACCATATTCACCACGAGCAGAACCTTTACGGAAAACTTTAGTTCCGTTAGCTAAGTACTTGTTATCCAAGAACTTGAAGTTATCATTGTTTACTAACTGTACAGTATAGATAAATCCATCACCTACAGGTAAGATATCTTCAGCTGTTACATAAAGTTCAACACCGTTGTATTTGTCATATGTGAACATATCACCATGTCCAAACTCACGTCTGTTTAATTTAATTCTGAATGTTGATCCCTCAATTCCTTTGAATTCATTATCCGGTTCAATGTCCTCAATAATGTAAGGAAGATCAATAGATACAGGAGTCTGCCATCTATATTCACCTCTTGCATTGTCTACCATAATTACATTCTTTCCACCGAAAGAAGACATTTGGTACAAAGGCATTTCAACTTTTTGGGACATAGCCCATAAGTCAACCGGACCTAAATCCATTGGTTGAGCATCTTTCAACATGTTTACTAAGTGGTAAGAATCTACGTGTGAACTTGCATTGTATGCAGTATCACGCAGGAATATACCATTGTTTAAAACTGGAGTTGCCATTTATTATATTTATTTATTAGTTACTAATTAAAATGTACGTCTGAATATATTTGTATTCTGACGCTGTATTGTTTTTTGTGGTTTATTTGAAGATGGTCTGTTTTCTTCTCCTGCACCGGTGTTTGTTGAAGAACTAGATAATTTTCTAGACTCTTCAGTTTTCAAGCTTCTTACTGTTTTTTCTACAGCAGCTTTAGAACCTTGTTCTTTTATCCTACTTCTGTATCCTTCTGGATCTTGAAGTAACCAAAGTGCTTCAGCAATTAAACCATGGTTAGGTTCTACAAACTGATACTTTTCTAACAAGTGTCCTAACAAGTTTGTATTCTTACCAGATATAGAAGGATAGTTTGGTTGTACTAATCCTGAATAAAGAACACTTTGTGTTTTCTTATCAAGTTTAACTCCCGCAATTTCCCCTGCTGCAAGTGTATTGTATACACTATCTGTATAAGCTCTTGCTTGTTTTGACTGTTGTTCTTTTTTATGTTCCTGCTCTGCCAGTTGTCTTGCAACAATTTCTTCTTGCATTCTATCTAACTTAGGTTTAAACTGATTAGCTTTTTGTTCAAGCTTATTCATATCAGCCCAATCCTGAATTTCTGATTCAATCTCTTCCGCAGTTCCAAAGTTAGTAGCCCAAAGATATTGTCTAGCAATCTCTTCTTGGTCATGTTCATTAGTAGGATCTAAATCTACAATCTCTTCTACATGAGCAAGAGTTCTAAAAAGACCTTTTAAATCTTGACCACCATCAGCTACATACTTAGCAGCAATTTGAAGTTCTTCTGGAAGAGCATTAAAAAATTCTTTAGGAACATTTTGTTTTACTGCATTCTCTCTTTCTTGAAAGTTTGCTTCAAATAATTCTCTGAAATCTTTAGTACTATATTCTTCTAATGGTTTTTCATCATCAAAAGGAATAAGTGTACCTTCCTCAATCATCTTTTGAGCTAAATCATAAAGACCATCTTTATCTACTTTTGGTCTTCCGTTCTTAGTACCACTTGCTTCTTCATTTTGAGTAATAAGACTATCTAACTCAGCAATAGTTTCTTCAACTTCTGCTTTGTCTTCTGCAGCTTGAGCTTTTTCTTGAGCTGTTGCAGGTTTGTTGTCAAGGAACGAAGTGTCAATGTTTTCAGCACTGAACATAGTTTTTGGTTTTTCCTCTGCTTTACCATCGTCTGGTGTCATGATGTTTGCAGCTCCTGGATTGCCAAATAGTTCATCAATGTTAACATCAACTTGTTCTACCGTTGTAGAATCTTGAATTTGATCTTCAAGATTAGTTGCTTCTTTATTCATGTTGTTGGTTTTAGTTTATAATTTAATATAAGCAATAAACTTGAAAAATTTAAATACCCTTAAAAATTTTTGAGCACTATATAGCTAAGACTATTCTTTTTTATCATATTTATTTTTATTTTCTCTTGCAATAGCTAGTTGTTTTTCTGCTATTTCTTTTTGAGCTTGTATTTTTTCTCTTTCAATTTGAGTTTTTGTAGAATCATTATTCATTCTATTTACTTCTTTTTCTCTTTGAAGATTCATTTGATCTTGGAATTGTTCAGACTGTTTGATATCTTTCATTGCATCCAAATAATCAGACTGCATGTTTTTATCAATATCAGTCATTGCTCCCATACCAGCAGCTCTAATCTCAGCAACAAGAATATCTCTTTGTCTATTTTTCTCATCTCTTAACTCTTGAGCATCAAGCTCCATTTTCTTTTGTCTTTCTTGAGACTCCATTTGTTGTTGTTGCATTTCTTGTTGTTGCTGTTGTTCTTGTTGTTTTTGCTGATTTTGTTTTTCTTCTGCAGCTTTAAGAGTATTATTAACTTCAGATACTGTATCAGCTTGTACAAGTTTTCCTAAATCATAAATTGTAGCTCCTGTGGTATTGTTTGTCAAAGCCATTTGTTTCAATTGCTCTAACACTGCTCTATGATTTGCTGTGGTACTACAAAAGATATTAAGATCTCTCATCAACAAGTCCGTACCATTTATTTCAAAGTTTACTTTTTCATCATTAGAAGTCATGTAAGAAAGTCTAGCGGATGGTTTTGTTGAATGGTAATACTGTGCAAGGTCTGTTCTCATTGTATGCACGCGAGGCATTAAGTAATCACAGTGCTGAATAAAGAATACTTCTGTTTGAGCATATGAAGCAGATGCAGCTTGCTCAACTCCAGTAGCAGTCATTTGAGATAACTGTTGACCCATTCTTTGTGGATTAATACCAATTACATCATAAGCTTGTTGCTTAAAGTGCTCTGCTAATTTAATTCTTGACATTAACCTTTCTGTTTGTGAAAGGTCTAATTTCTGAAAGTGTTGGAAGTTAAGAGGGTTTTCCGTATTGCTTATTGAGGTATCCAAAGGAAGCATCTGGAAATTCTTCATTGCCACATATGCTTTTGATAAATTATTCTTACCCCAGTCTTCACCCATTGAGTGTCTTGGTAATGAATTTTGGTCAAGTAAAATTACTGTTCCTAACTCATCAACTAGTATATCCGCAATCTGATTGTTTACAATGTTATATCCAATCTGGTATGGCTTCATTAAATCTAATAAAGCTGTTGACTTAGTATTTCTATCCGAGAATACAGCTCCTTCTACAGGAAGCTTACAACCATATAAACTATTGTCCCCTTTAAATTGGAATCTTAAAGGTCCAATATGGTTTTTATCTATACCAATATAAACAGGAGAGAAACCTCCAGGATTATTCATACCCCAGAAAGAAGGAATATTTGGACCAATTTTTACACCACCCCAAACCTCATTAATCCAGATCCAGTCAATATGTTCTCCATATACAAGATTCTCTTTAGTTTTATTCTTAAATAATCTTGTATCATAAATTGGATTGTCAGTTACTTTATAATCTTCAGTAATAATCTCATTAATTACTTCACCACTTTCTTTGATTTTAGTTAAGTGTCCTACCTTTCTTTGAGACTTCCAGTAACCTGTAGTTACTCTTAACAAGTATGCTGTACCTTGGTCATAGTAGTCTTCTCCTTCAGAAAGGATTTGATTAATAATATCTCCACCATCATATACAGATCCTGCCATCATTGTAGTATACTGTCTGTATGCTAAGGAAGGCATATTAGTATTCCATTCATGTGACTTAGTAGCATCATAGAATGTACCATCATTTTGACCCCCTATTGCATAACCTGCAGATCTAATTGGATAAATAGCTTCTAATGCTTCATGTTGTTCTGCTGTAAGAACATATCCGTACTTATCAATTACATCCGCAACAGTTAACATGTCTACTTTTCCGACCCAGTTACCTTGAGAAATATATCTTGCGTCCGGAGACTTGTGATAGAAAGTTACAGGAGGATTCCATAATTCTACATCATAATCATCTTCCATCATACGGAAATGCCAGAACTCTCTATCTGTAATAAGCATATCACGGAAACCTCTTTCTTCTAACTCATCCATATGGAATCTTTCTACATCTACTTTATGTTGGTGAGAAGCCCATTGTTCTACAAGTGATTTGTAATCTTTCTTAAAGAACTGCTCAATCTGTGGTAATGTTTTTAAATTCTCAGGAGATAATTGTTGTTGTGCTTCAGGGGATTCTGGATTCATACCTTGCTCCATTAAAGCAGCTTGTATTTGAGTACTTGCTTCAGCCATTAATGTGTCCTCTACCATTTTTCTTTTTTGCTCCATCATCTCATTGTATGAGAATTCATCAATAGCTCTGTAAGTAAGTTTAGTAGATCTTTTAGCAAATTCAGCTACCAGAACATTAATAACATTTGGAATAATAGGATAGAATTTTAATTCTAAGGCAGACCAGTCTTCTCTAGTTAATACATCAACAATATCTTTCATTTCATTGTTTTCTTCAACTATATAGTCTGACTTATCTATAATACCTTTTGCAAGCTTATAGTTCTTCATTAGTCTGCGCGCATTTCTGCGGATTTGTTTTAAACCATTCCATTCTAACCAATCAAGATTCCAAGCAGCCCACTCATCATCTTTTTCTTTTTTAGGAATAAATTGCAACGGTTGGGTAATACTACCCATCCTATTATGAGAAGCCTTAGCTCCTTTTTTGAGCTGCATAGCGTTGAATACTTGCATAATTATCTTATATTTTTAAATGGAGATCTATTTATATTTTTTCCTCCTGATGAACTACCTGCACTCCTACCCATGTGACGGAAAGGACTATTATTTAATATATAAAGATTTTCTGACTTTTGCAAGTTTTTGGCCGCATCATCCATGATAACCCTTTTACTATAACCTCTATTTGCTTGTTGAATTCTCATAAAGGCAACCATTGCACAGAAGGCAACAAGTCTATCCACGTTGACTCCATCTGAGTAAGCAGCCATTTCTTTGAGCAACATGATGTCAGGTATTCTTTCAATACCATACTTAGTTCTTACAATAGTACCATCTGATTTAGTTTCTACATCAAGTTCTTCTTTAGTGTATTCTATAGCATAACTTAACAAGTGATTCTTAAACAAAGTTCCTGTATTCTTCCAACCATACTCCTGATACACTGAATTATTAGATCCCAGGTCTTTTAAGAACATTATTTGACTTTTTGGTACCAAGTACTTCTGCTTCTTTCTAGAGATCATGTACTGGATAAATAATGAGATGTTATTCTCAATTACTGTCCAGGCATTATACCACTCAATAATTGTCTCCAGTCTTTGGTGTGTTTTATTAATATCATCAAACCTTCCACACCAAGCAGCTACAATCTTATCTGGTTCTATATATGTTTCAGTTTCTATACCTGTAACCTTTGTTACTTCTACAGGAGCTTTCATAATATAGATAGAACATAATGATTCTGATGTAGTTGTTTTACCCTCAGCCACGGGGTCAATACTTGCGTAGTACATACCAAAGCTAGGATTTTCAACCGGTCTTTCCCATACTACAAGAACTCCTGTTTTATCTTCAGTATTTTTTGTAATTGGGAATTCTGTAATTGGTCTTCTGTTACTATGTTCAGGAAGTATTTTTCCATTTGCATCTCTTCCTAATTCCAGGAATTCATAAGCATATTCTTTATCTTCAATCCTTCTTTGCTGTGCTGTTACAAGATGCATTGGGAATTTAGATATGGTTCTATTAGCAAAAGCTTCTTCAATATTTCTTGGGTGCTGAGAAATCCTTAACTGATATGTTTCTGGAGCAAGTTCTTTTTTCCATTTCTCAAACTGATCATCTAGTGCTTCTAATGCTTCTTGTACTTTAGAATTTCCAAAGTTATCAATATATGGAGGCATAGACCATTGCTCAGGAATAAATAACCCAGATCTTCCTACAGAACCTTTATTATCTAGTAAGTCTGTTTCTACAGAATAAATATCATTTTCAGTTGGATAAAGAATCATTTTTCTCAATGGTTCACACTGAGATAAATCCCCTACCGATCCTGCAGCAATAAACACACCAGTAGTTGTTAAACCAGATCTCATGGCTGGACGCATATACTCATAAGTATTATCCATCCTTGGAGCAATCCCGGCTTCCTCATGGAAGAAGTATTTTACCGGACCCCCTACACCATTTGTTGGATCCTTTTCAAATGACATACCTTGGATAGTACCTTTAAGACCTACTTCTGTTTTTCTATCCCCTCTTCTTACCTCAATCTTTTGTTGCCACATCATAACCTTGTCTGGAGACATTGGTCTATACCATGCTGTATGTTCATTAAGAAAAGCCGCATACTCTTGTAAAAATTTCCAAGATCCTTTCTCATTGATGTAGTCTTTAAGACTGGCACCAATCTTTAGAGTAACCCCTTCTTCAAACCATTGTTGATTAAGAAGTTTAGCCATGTGGTAATAAGAAGAAGCTATCTGTCTTTTTTTAAGAATAGCAATGTGATTATAGTTTAGTTCTGCTAATATCTCATATAAAGCCATATGATACTGAGCATCCCGGATATCAGCAAAACCAAACTTTTGAATCTCTTTGTTAAAGATAGGTAAGAAGTTCAACCACATATAGTAGTCTCTGGTCATATACCAGACTTTACCTTTTTCTTTAATAAGAACACCTCTTCTACATTTTGCTTTTTGGTCATCCCAATAAGCAATAAAATCTTTAGATTTAAATGGAGCAGTACAGTAAACTTTATCTCTATTAAACTTTGCAGACTCTTGTGTAAATAAACTTGTGGTAGTATTATTAAACTCATACTTACCAGGTTCTTTAAAAACATTAGTCAATAAGTAAGTATAAAACTCTTCTCTGGAGTTAAAGTCAGTAGTGGTCCATGTACCATTATCCCACGTAGGTATGTCTTGATATATTTCTCTCATAATTATTGATCATATCCTAAACCAATTCCTCCGCGCACTTTGCTGGATTGTTCTTCTTGTAAGTCTTTATATACCCCTTTAAATGAAGCTCTGATGTCATTAAAACTTTTAGCAGCTGCAATAATAGAGTTCATGTTACCGTCTCTACCTGTTGTAAGAGTTGATGTTTCCATAAACTTTGCTAATCTATCTAGCATAGATGCAATACCTTTATATGCTCTGGATGTTGGTGTTTCATACATTCTTTGACAGAATAGTAACCCGATAGCAATATCATCATCTTCAGTAGAAAACTCTGCTTCTATTTCCTGAAGGATTAAAGATTCTTTATCTACTTCAGGTGTATAGAAAAATGGATTCATATCAGGATTAGGACAAGTCATGTAAAATAAATACTGATAAATCTTTAAGTATTCATCCGGATAATTGTCCATAATATCCTTTAAAGCTTTTAGTGTATAACAATGTTCTGTAGGAATTACAGTGCCATTCTGTACATCAAATAATCTTACTAGCATACTATTTCTTTTTAATTACTATTTTGTTGTCTTTGATATAATGCATTAAAGTATTAACCTCATCTACAAGATACGGAATTGCCATGGGAATTACATCTTTTATTACAGGATCTCCATTATGATCAAGTTTAATAACTGGATATCCATACTCATCTTCAGACTCTACTTCAAATACAACATGGTGTATAAACATTTTTCCTGGTTTTAATTTAGGATTATGTTTAAGCATGATGTACATGTAAATACTTAACTGGATTGCATAATGATTAAAGTTACAATCATCTAAACCATCTAATGGAAATTGTAATTTATCTGAAGCTCCTTCCCAGTTTACAAAAGATTCTTTCTTGATCTCTTTGTTTGTCTTGTAGTCAATGATATTTATTTTACCATTCACTACCTCAACTAAATCTGACTGACCACATATACCTGCAGATTTAAGATATACCATATGTTCAGGATACACTCCTTCTTCTAACTTCTGACTAGGTGCAAGTTTTATACCAGTTTCTGTTGTTTCATTAGGAATAAAAATAGGTATGTTTTTTCCATCAACTTCAAGAGATGATAATGCACAAAGGTCCGCTTCTCTCTGATTGTGATAATATGTTCCCATAGTCACAGCTCTTTCAGATTCAGTTTCCCAAATCTCTTGTATCTTCTTTGGATCAATACCAAACCATTTAGATCTCTTATTCTTAGAAACTTTTGCAGCAATAGATTTAGCATCAAAAGGTTTTTTAAAGTGAGCAACTAAAGTTGTTACACTTATCCAATTAACTTTATCTTCAGTTTCTAAGCTTTTGTAAGTATGATCTGTTGCACTAAAGTATATACTCATAACCTTCATTTTTTAAAATTACACATGCTAGTTCTTTTGATGCTTCATCATTAGACTCTAGCATGTTTTTAATATTATCAGTTTCTTCTTTTGTAAACTTACCTTCAAACACAAGTAATCTAAGAAATATTGAAACACTATTTCTTTCTATTTGTCTAAGGTATTCTGCTGTAATTTTTTTAGTACCCTTTTCATCACTAAGCATTATATTAGGTTCAGCAGAACTATCCATCGGTACCCATTTACCACTATTGTTGCTAGTAATGATAGATGATATATCAGCATCTGTAAGTAATGATGGTTGGTTTATAGCATTACCTATTCTGTAAGGGTTTGTATTATTTAAGTGCGTCAAGTTTGTCTTCATCTTCTTCTGATATTACGGCTTTCCATCTTAAATCAGGACAGTCTGATGAAAGAGATCTTACTTTAAATTTTAATGAGCATCCGCATAATTGACAACATGGTTGTGTTCCTGTTAATGCACAAGAGTCACCTTTATCATCTTTTCTTACACATGCATTACAGTGTTGCATTCTAGCTGCAGCTATCTCCTCAACAAATCTATCTCTTATAATGGAATTTTTAACACCTTCCATGATTTGGGTTCTATTCTTCCAAATCTCCTTTAAGTTTGGCTTCATCTTTAGATTTTTTAAAATTACTTTTTCTTTCTTCTTCTTTAACAATCATCTCATGCAGATTCTTCATTGCCTCAACTTTTATTTCTAAAACTTTTTTATGTTGGTATGCAGCAAATGTTGATGTGTCATGAGTGATTAGTTTTGTTTCTATAGTTTCAATACCTTTTTTAATAGCATATGGTTTAGCTACAAATTGTCCTAAACCCTCTACATTAATTCTAGGATGAGATAAGTTAGTAAGATTTTTCTTTAATGTTTTATATACATAGTCCATTAAGTCCTCTACTAAATTACTATCAACTTCTAATTCCTCAGAAATTGTTTTATACAGGTTGACTGCTTTCTTCGGATTCATAACCTAATAATTTATAATCAAGTAAAATTGTACCTGCTGTTTGTATTTTCAATGCTGGATTTAACATCACTTGTTTTTTATTATTTGGATCTTTTACTATCAATCCATTCTTCTCAGCTTTGTTTACACAGTTTCTAACAGTTTGAGGTGACTTGAATATCCAGTCCTCTTCTGAAGAAGCATCATAACAAAAATGAGTAAGCTCTATTGGTTGGTTAAAACTTAATAGAGTTAAACAGTTTAAATCAGATTCACTCATCACTATACGGTTAATATAGCAATGAGTTAATATCTGAAACTTAACCACATCCCATTTAGGCATCTTAACCTTTTTTTGAACTTGGTTAACTGTTGCCATTCTTATGATTTTTTAAGTTTTCTTTCTGCTGTAGGAGTAGATTGTTCCGCAGTTTCTTTTTCCTCTTCACGGTCACTTGTATCTTGCTCTTGTTGTGCAGCCATGATGTTAGCCCATTGCATTTGAATAGTTGCTCTCTTAAATCTTGCTTCCTCAATTTCAGTTAAGAACTTTTCATACTTTGCTTGTGATTCTAAATAAGGTAATGAATCATCATAAAATGCTTTCATTTCTTCTTTTCTTGCTGCTAACTCTTCTTGAGTTAACTCTTGCTCTTCATGTTGGTTTGACATAATTTATACTTTTTAAGTTTAAACAAAGATACTAATAAAGTTTAAATCTATTATGTTTAAAACAAAAAATCCAGATGCTTTATACACCTGGATTATAGTAATGTGAGTTACGGTAATCTGTATTACCTATTCTTAATTGTAAAGTTTAATATAGTAAGTGAGTAGAAGTCTCTAGTCACATCTATTTCTACACTAAATAAATCAAGACTTGACACCCTTAATTTTAAAATTAACTTATCCCACTGTTTAGTTGGGGATTTCCAATTGTTTCTAAATTTCATACTTCAAATTCATTTAATAAAACATAAGTAACTTTCTTTTGTGGTTTCACAAGTTTAATAATTTCTAAATGTTTTTGTTTATTATTTACTACCTGACAACCTGCAGACCAGTTACCAATATTTTCTTGAAGACCTTTAAAGTTACTGTCATAAGTAGCAGCATGGAAGTTAATACCATAACCAGAGCCCTTAATAGGAATCCCAATTTCTTCTGATTTTTCATCTCCATCTCCATCACGGAATACAATAAAGTTACCTACTTGTTTTAATGCTGGCATTTTACCCATATGAAGACCATAAGTCCATACATCATAATACCATTCATTTGCTTTAAGAACAGCGGCTCCTAGTTTATTATACTTTAAGAAACCTCCTTCTAGAATTGGTGTACCTGGATTTGTAGTTCCTGTAGTTACAGTTACAAAAAGTTCACCATTAAATAAATAAAATTTATCATCAAACTTATTTGCTGCATCTTCATTAGATCTTATTCCAAGTATCCAATAACCTTGAGGAACACTTTTAAATGATGGTAAAGATTTTACTTTATTTAGTAATTCTTTATCATTATAGGTTCTTACGTTTGTCATACTTTAATTTTTAATTTGCAACTTGAGAATCATCTACTGTTAACTGTGACATAGTAGCTATTAAACCTCCTCCGAATGCAGCATATCCAGCAACTGTTACAACTATAGCTGGTAAAGATACTGGAGCTGTTGCTAATGCTGTTCCTACAGCAGTTAGAACTAATCCTATTCTTTGCACCTTTTTCCAAAACTTAGGTGTAGGTGCTTTAAATCTTTCTTTTAAACTTAGACCTTCCATATGATTATTTATTGATTACAAACTGTCTTACAGCATCTGAAAGCTCACTTACATTTCTTGCAAGATTCTTTATCTCTAACTGTGTTTGTTCTTGAATTGCTTGATACTTTAATCTTGCTTCTTGTTCTACAAGTTCTATCTTTCCTTTTAGTTTACCAAGTTCCTCAGCATGATGTTGAGCTCCCTTTAGTAAAATTTCAATGTCTTTTCTTGTATCATTATAGGCATTCTTTAAAAAGAAACCAAAGACAGTAACTATTGTTGCTGCAATGAATAATACAATTGTTAGTGTACTAGAATCCATGTTTAATAAGTTTATAAAAATATATATAATAATATACAAAAAATTTTAAAATAAACCTATAAAAAATACGTATCTCTTACTTCACTAGGGACATTATCCATAGCTTGAAACTTCTCAAATAAGATAGGTCTCTGAGTAATAGCTAATTCATAAATTTCATCTAATGCTTCCTGTTCATTAGGAAAAGGAAAGTAGCTTGCTATATAATCTGATATTTCAGGATCAGATGGTCTTAAACAAACAATAGCCTCTAAATCTGGCTCTACGTAATAACTTGTTGATAATGTAAACTGTTTCATAATTATAAAGAATAAACACCTAATCTATAAACATCAAATTGTCCGGAGTTATTAATACCACCTCCGGATGTTCCCATAGTTCTTGCACCAAAGAAATTTAATCCTACTGTAGAAGCAGGTAAATTAGTTGATAAAGTTCCTTGTGCTACTACACCAGTTTCTTTATTAACTATTCTATAAATAACACTTGATGAGTTAGGAGCATTGTATAAGTAACAACTGTATATTGTTGTAATTGCTGCACCTGCAGTTCTATTTGATGGGAAACTTGCACCTAAATCAGTTTTAGTTGCTGTACCACTTGCATCATTGTGCATAATTTGTAAGTTAGCATCTCCTGAATCATTAGCAAAAGCAATGATGTTAAGTAATGCTGATGGTTGATCATTTGATACACCACCTATTACTAAATCAGAAGTAGATGAAGCTAGTCCCCAGAAGTTATGTGTACCTACAGCTGTTGCTGTATCAGATATATTAAACTCACCACTATACAAGAAACCTCCTGTTACGTACCATAATAATACAGAACCTCTTATTCCAGAATATCTACCTGTTGCTGTTACAGAAGCTGTAATACCTAATCTTATATTTCTTGTAGCATAAGATGTTGTAGCTACTGATCTAGCTGTAGCTACTCCTGTAGGTGTTACAAATGTAAGACCTCCTGTTGTATCTGTTGTTGTAGAGTTGTTTCTAAATGTAGTACCTCTCCAAATTTCATTACCTGACATTTTAGGAATCAAAGATGATTCATAAGTTGGTATGTTTAAAGTATTTCCTGTAAGGGTAGCAGCACCACTTGTACCTGTATTAGTAATGGTTAACCCCGTATTGGCAACTGTTAATGTAGACCATTTTGCGTTACCATCACCCATGTCTTTTAAAAACTTTCCTCCGCCAACTGTTTGTGAACCATCTTGTAGTTGAAGTGCATAATTGTTTGCACCTCCACTTACATTAATACTAATACCAGTACCTGTTTGACCAAAAACTGATGTCACTGTAAGACCTAAACCTAAAGCACTACCTAGACCGCCAGATGCAACATTAATAATTCCACCAGTAGCGTAATCAACAGCTGATGATACTATACAATTAAAACCTTGCCCCCCTATACTACTAAAAAAATCACCAACATTACGTATATTAAGAGCATTTGCTTGATCTATATCAGCTTTTACCTCTAACTTAGAAGTAGGGTTTATCTCTCCTATACCAACATTAGTTCCATTGTCAGTAATAACTCCTTGTTTAATTACTTTACCAGTAGTTCCATCAAATACAGCTACAGTATTATTAACTGAAGAAACAGGACCTGTAACAGCACCTACAATATTCTTTTGTATTACATTCCAATTTGCACCTACAGCAGCTTGAGTACCAGCAGCACTTCCGTCTGTATTACAAATAATCATGTCTCCTACCTCAACATCTGTACCGCTTGCTCCACCAATTTTACCGGCAACACTTGCAATATACATCCAACCTGCATCTGCTGCGGGATAATTAGGGTTAGTTGAACAGTCAATAGTTCCTTTGTAAACTAATGCATTAGCATCACCTAATAAACTATCAGCATATACTTTAACTGCATTCTGTGTTGGATATAATGTATCTGATGTACCTAATGCAGTACTAGTAGATTTGTTTGCTACATTCTCCGGAGTATACCCTAAAGCAGTAGCTATTGATTTATGTTCCCATAAACTAGTAGTTGTATTATAGAATAAACCATCATTGTTAGATGCATTTAAAGCATCTACATCATGTAGTTCTCCTAATTCATATCCGTTTTGTACTTTAACAAAGATCTCTCCTACAGTAGTACTTGATCTGGTAACAATACCAATAAATACTAAATGTGCTGGAGCTACTGGTTTATTTGCTAAACCAAATAATAAGTTACCATTAGTACCTAACCATACAGGATCTCCTTCTGTAGCAGTACTTGTATCTAAAGGTGCACCTCCTGTTCCGGTAAGTAAACCTTCTGTGATAACAAATATAATATCATTTAATGCGGCTGAAGACGCTGCAAGCCCCATTGTTTTACTTGATGTTGATTCTGATGCATTAGATGCTTTAGAAACAATCATGTTTGTACCATTTGCTGAACTAACATAAACTGCTTGTCCTTTAGTTAATGCAACTCCGGCTTTTACTTCATGTTGTACTGTACTTGTGTAGTTGCTTATCCATTCTACATCATAATCAGTACCACTTGCTTTTGCTAGAATATCTCCTGTTGCTCCACCAGTTGGTAAACTACTACCACCTCCACTTAGTGCAATCCAAGTTGTTCCATTTGAATAATAATATTGGCCAGACCAATACACTATTCTTTTAGTATTAGCACTTGCTAAATTAGATGTGATATCTAATGTATCTGCTTTTAAATTACTGATATCACTCCCTTGAAGATTGATATCAACAAAAAACTTCTTCTCTGCCATTATTATTATTTTTTACAAATATACTATATTTAAAAAAACCCACCCCTATTATGGAGTGGGTTTAATTTTAAAGTTGGGTATTAAATACTACTGCGCTTTTACAAATGAAACAGACAAGGTATCTGTTGGTAAAATATTAGTAAAAACTCTTGTGGCAGCACCATTTCTAATATAGGATAATTCTACATACTCATCAGTAGCATTATCAAAAGCCATCATTATAAGCCTAGAAGTGCCTAAACCATGAGATGCATCAAAATAATAACTTCCACTTTCTAAAGTCCAATCTAAAACCTCAATATTAGCTACATAAGATTGAGCAGCAATTTCAGTATCAGTATAAGAATTAGCATTAGATTCAGCTGTTGCAGCAGCACCAGCAGCATCATAGTTAGGAGCTAATGAATCAGCATAAGCTTCAGCAGCAGCTTGTGCAGCATCTGCTTTTGCAGTAGCATCAGCAGAAGCAGTAGCCTCAGCATTAGCTTGTGCAGTTGAAGCAGTAGTGTCAACATACAATTTATTAGTAGCATCACCATCGCCAGTTGGTGCTGGTAGGTTTATAATGGTTTTAGTATTTTGAGCATCAATTGAACCACCTAATAATATATTTAGATTAGCATAAGGATTAAGTACATCAGTTTGAATACTGTTAGTGTCAAGAGAATCAACTAGAGTTATAGCATTACCATCCATATCAATATTACCAGACATTGTACCACCTGCTAATGGCAACTTGTTAGATGTATTATCATCTACATAAGTTTTGTTAGCTGCATCTCCACCGTTTGTTGGAGCTGGTAGGTTAACAATTGTTACAGAACTTTCAGCATCTAAATTTGCCTTTAAATTAATATCTGCATTATTAAAGTTGTAAATGTCGTCTATAACTAATTGGTTAGCATCAACACTTACAGCACCAGTAACAGAATTACCAGCCATATTAATGCTGCCAGACATAGCACCACCAAATCTTGAAAATTTATCATTAATTACAGGAGTAATTTGTTCATCAATTTTACCTTGTAATGTAGCAGGAGTAATAACTACTGCACCACCTTCTGTACCACCATTAGCTTCATTTTGTGTAGCTAAACGAGAAATACCATCAACTGAATCAGTTGCAATAACTACGTTACCTTGTAAGATTAACCAGTCTGCAATTGTTGCACCAGCTGAATCAATTTTAGCAACAATTGAATCACCAACTTGTACAGACTCTCCTAAGAAAGTACCTGCTGCAGTTGCTGCCCAAAAGTAACCTTTATATATTGCTTCGTCTAAAATATCAGGAGTATTAGTTGTTGGATCATACCCGCCTTGGAACATCAAACCACCTGTTACTGCTGCAATATCAGATAAGTTAGCAACTTCTTTAGTAGCTGTACCATCAAAATATTGTAATCTATGTGCAAATGAATCATATCCAAATGCACCTTCCGTTGAACCAATACCTGAGTTGGTTCCAATTTTTGCGTTAGTTAACGCACTACCTTGTAGATTAATGTCTACAAAAAACTTTTTTTCTGCCATTTTGTTTTGTTTTTATTTAAGTTATAATATAATATACTAAAATTATTTGCTTACTCCAACTTTTAATGAAGTAGGTGCTGCATTTGCTGCATTTTTTGTTAATGTAACAGTATTAGCATTAGTTACAGATACTGTAAATACTACCAATTCTCCTGACTCATATGCTGCTACTTTAGGAGATAATGTGTTCAAGTTATGAGTCACCGTTAAAGTATTACCAGACCAAGCTGCTGCTAAGTAATCATTTGTGAAATAAAGAGCTCCTGTTTGAGCATCCACATAAGCTTTAGTTGCTGCATCTTGAGCTAAAGTAGGATCTACAACATCGGTAATTTTATTAGTACCCATGTTTAAGTTTCCGGTCATAGCTAATGAACCATCTCTACTTACTTTTTTATCTAACTCTGTTTTTAATGTTGCAGGGTTAACAGCATATGCTCCAGTTTCTGTACCAGTTGTAACTTGAGCTTGAGTAGCAATGTACATTGTACCAGCTGTTGTTGTAGTTGCTATGTCTACATTAGATTGGATAATAACCCAATCAGTTAATGTTGAAGCATTGTCCACACGCGCAAATAATGAGTCTCCTATTTTTACTTGTTCAGTAAAGAAAAGACCATCAGCGGTTACTACATAATAGTCACCTTTTAATACACCTGTTGGAGATGAATCTAAGTTAGGTGTATTTGTAGCTGCATTATAACCACCTTTAAAGTCTAACAATCCAGTTACATCATCTAAGTTAGCTACTACCTTAACAGCTGCACCGTTATGGTATTCTAATCTACTATTTGATGTATTGTACTGAAACTGTCCAGCACCACTCATTGCTGAGTTTGCTCCTACAGTAGTATTCTTTAAGGAGTTATTCTGCAGGTTTAAGTCTACATAAATTTTTTGTTCTGCCATTTTATTTAAGTTTAAATTTTACTTATTAGTTACAATATACATAGCCTGTTGCAGGTATATTAAATAATATCTGCACATTATTATTATCAATCCAGTCAATTTGAGCAATAATTTGGTTTCCGTTATCATCAACAACTTGTACGGAACATCTTGTATTTAAATTGTGATTAACATTCCAAATACTTGCTGCTGCACTTTGTGTATGAACATAACTAGCATCTGATGGTGTATTTATAAAATCAAATTCTCCAGATACACCGTTATATACATTCTTCATAATTATGAGTATTGAATTTGTATTACATTTCTATTTGCATCATATGTCAGTGTTTCCACAATAGTTTCAAATCCATAATCAGTTGTACCTGTATGAACAATACTTGTTACATCATTAAATCCATTATATGTTAAAACTCTGTTATAATTTGCTGTTCCTTGAATTCTACCCATTTTAGATATAGAATTCTTTTTAATCATTTCTACATATGCTTCAACTATCAACAAAGTTTCTTCTGTAGCAATTCCACCTGGAGGTGCAAAACCAGAAATTCCATCTGCTATTTGTTGAAGACCTTGTAAAGTTTTCAGTTGATAAGGAAAATTATTACCCTTATTCCCTGTATCTTTTAAATTTGCTATTGACATGATATAAATATTTAGACTATATATAATAATATACTTAAAAAAATTGAGAAAAACAAAAAACCCCAGAAGTTAATCCGGGGTTTATGAATTTGTGCTGTAGGGATTACTCAGTTACTAATTCCGGAATAGAAGCTTTTACTTCCTCTAAGTTGTGAATTGTATTCAAAGCTACTAACACTTTGTTAGCATCTGCTAATGAAAACACACCTTTTAAGTTAGCGGCATTTAATCCTTGCTCTAATACTTGTACTGCTTCAATTGGAGTCATAATAAATTTATTAGGTTTATATTTAAAGTGTAAATATATAAAATTTATTATTTAGTTAATGCTTCCAATTCAGTTTTTTGTGCTGAATTTAATGCATTAGCAAACCATTCTTTTGCAAGCATGATTCTTAAATGCTCTTCATTGCGCACAATAGCTGCAGTTTCATCCTCAGTTAATTCTGATTTAGCTTTTAATTCATTGATTAAAGCTACACTGTCGTAAGCTGCTAATACAGACTTTGCTGCTTGTCCAGCTGTTACTTCTTCTTTAAATTGTTCTACTGACATTTTATTTTGATTTTAAATTGTTACTAAGCTAATAAAATTTTTCTATCTACACCATTAATTTTAACAGTCCATGTTCTTGTTGATGATACTGTTTCTGTTGTTACGGCTCCTGCATTATAACCAGCTGATCCGACTACAAATTGATTAGATGCAGTTGCTTGAGCATCTCTACCTAAAATAATACAATCATTTATATTATTGGTAGTAGTTCTAGCATTATGACCAATAGCAGTATTAGAACTACCAATAGTAAGATTAAATAAAGCAAAATATCCTAATGCTGTATTATAAGATCCTGTTGTAAGATTAAATAAAGTACGATAACCTAAAGCACTATTTTCATCAGAATTTGTTGCCCAATACATAGAATCACTTCCTATTGCAATATTATTATTTTTATTACCAGGATTTCTTAAAGATTGACTTCCTATACCTATATTATATGTACCTGTTCCTGAATATAAAGCAGAAGTTCCAATTGCAATTGTGTCAACCGCACTATTTTGAAAACCTGCATTATAACCTATTAATATTTTACTGCTACCATTACTAGTAGTTCCAGCACCCCAACCTACCATTACAGAATCACTTGAAGCACAACCTTCTCCTGAATATACACCAATAGCTACAGTATTATTAACATTATTACATAGTCTCATACTATCATTACCAATAGCTACATTAGATCCACCATTTGTACTTGTTTTAAATGCATTATAACCAATAGCAGTATTATAATTACTATTACTACTATTTATTGCATAAGTTCCAACTGCTGTGTTATATGAACCATTGGTAATATTTAATCCAGCTTGAAGACCTATTGCGGTATTACCTTCACCTGTTGTAACATTTGCTAATGCTTCTGATCCATAAGAAGTATTACCATTTGAAAATACTGGTCCTGGAGGAATTGGTACTAAAGCTATAAAATCTTCTACAGAAATAGCTCCTGCTAAGTATCCATCATCTCTTTTTGGATCTCTAAGACCTAAAGGAATTAAAGTCTGTGATCCATCTACGGAAGTAACTATTCTACTTCCTTTAACCCATGATATAAAATTTAAAACATCCATGATATATATATTTATTTAAAAGTTTAATATTAAATTGCCAATAAAGGTATTTTATAGTTAGCTCCATTGATTCTAACTGTCCAAGTTCTATCAGGTGTAATAGTTTCTGTAGCAATAGCTCCAGCATTTGCTGTAACGGAACCTACTACAAATTGGTTATTACTAGTTGCC